CCGGCTGGAAAACCGCTGGCCCTCGAACCGCTCGACCAGCGCCATCAGCGAGGGTTCGCCCAGTTCCTGCTCCAGTTCGGCCAGGGCACCCAGCGTCAGCTTGGCGATCCGCACCTCGCCGTTCAGCCGGACCTCGACCTCGCCCGCCCAGGGATTCGCCATCAGAGCGCCGTGAACGTCAGGGCCCCGGCCGAGGCGAGCGACATGTCATAGGTCGCCTCGCCGTTGTAGGTGCCGGCATAGTCGATCGAGGTGATCTGGAACGCGCCTTCGATCACGCCGAAATTCGGCACGATCACCTGGAAGTTCGGCACCTCGCCGTCGAAGAATATCTGCTGCGCGCGCCCATCGGTCGCCGCATCGCGGAAGACGCCCGAACCCGTGACGGTTGCGGATTTCACCCCCGCCCCACCCAGCAGTTCGCGCCAACCGCCCTGGCTTTCCAGGCTCGTCACATCGACGGTTTCCGAATTCAGCGCGATCCGCGTGGCCCGCAGGCCCGCCATGGTCTGGAACACGCCATCGCCCGTCAGGTCAACCTTGATCAAGAGGTCCTTGCCGTTCTGCACAGCCATTCGTCGTCTCCTTGCAGGAAGCAGCGCCCTCGCCGTCTGGACGGGGCCGCAGGGTTTCGGCTTTCAGGGCCGTTTCGGATGTCTCGCGTCAGAAATCGATCCGGGCGCGGAAGGTCAGGTCGATCCGCCGGGCGTCGCCCTGATCCAGCCGCCGGGCAACCGCCCGCTGGAACCTCAGGCCGACCAGATGGCCGGTCGTCAGCGCCAGCGGCGCGTCGATCAGCGCGGCCGAAACCTCAGCCGCCGCGGTCTTGGCCGCCAGAAATCCCCTGGCGTCGCTGATCACGCTGATCAGGAACTGGTGCTCGGCACCCGCGCCCGTGCCGTCGCCCTTGTCCACCGCCGTTTCTGGACCCAGCAACACGAAGGTGCCCTTGCCCCCGCCCGAGGGCAGTTCGTCCACCACCGGCACGCCGGCGAGGCCGGGCCAGCCGCTCAATCGGCCGAAAACCGCGGTTTGAAGGGCCGCCGCTGCATTGTAGCTCATTGCGGAACCTCCTCGCGGGCATAGCAGACCAGGTAATGTCCTTCCGGGTCCCGCTCACTGACGGCCAGGATCGGGAACAGCCGCGCGCCGTCGCGGAACCGCTGGCCCGCCACCGGGCGCTGCGGCGATCCCACGGTCGCCCCACGCACCGTGATCCGCAGCGGCACGGCGGCCAGCGTCACCTCCACCCCGGCCACGTCGCGCCCCGACCCCGGCGCGACATCGGCCCAAAGCGTGCCCAACGCGGTCCAGCTCTCGACAAAGCCGCCCGCGCCGTCATCGGTCCGGGTCTGGGCTTCCAGCACCAGCATCCGGTTCAGGTTGATCGTCGTCATCCGATGCCTCCGCCCAGAAGCCGCACGGTCCGCCACCGCTCGATCAGCGCCACGACCGCATGCGGCAGGCCGGCGACCTGAGCCTGGCCCTGGTCGTGGCGACCCTCGTAATAGGTCGCGGCCAGGATCATCACCGCCTGGGCAAGATCGCCCGGCAGACCGGCCCAGGATGCCGCCAGACCGGCATCGAAGGTGATCTCGATATGCCCGTCCTCAGGCACGTTGGGGAACAGAAGCCCCACCGCTGCCAGCTTCGGCCGATGCATGTCCGGCACCAGCCGCCAGGTCGCCGGATCCAGCGCCGCCTGCGCGCCCGCCCCGTCCACCATCGCCACGCTGGCAATCGTGCCGACCGGGGCCACCGGCAGTGGCTGTTCATCCAGCGAGCTCCAGTCCTCCAGCCGCAGCAGGAACTGCCGCGACAGAAGCGCCTTGCCGATCCGCCCCTCGATCGCCGCCATGGCCGCGCGGAGCATGCCCGTCAGAAGCCCATCCTGCAGCGTGTCGGTCCCGAACCCGGTGCCAAGTCGCAGCTGATCCTTCAGCCCCTGCACCGGCAGCGCCGCATCCGGAACCGTCGTCAGCTCCGTCAAAACCATCGCGATCTCCTGTCCATCTTGCCGCAGATTCATGGGGCGCGCGCCCGGACCCCCCATGCGCGCGCCCCGCACCGGCTCCCCGCCCGGAGCCGGCCGCCCTTACGAGACGGCGACCTTCAGCAGCTTGATCGCCGCATAGTCGGTAATGTCGCCGCCGACGCGCTTCGAGGCGTAGAACAGGACGTTCGGCTTCGCCGAGAACGGGTCGCGCAGGATACGCAGGTCCGGGCGTTCCGCGATGGTGTAACCGGCGCGGAAGTCGCCGAAGGCGATCGGATAGGTGTTGGCGGCGATGTCGGGCATGTCTTCCGAAATCAGCACCTTGTAGCCCATCAGCGTCGCCGGCTGGTTCGCCGCGATCCCGTCCGACCACATGAAGCGGCCCTCGGTGTCCTTGATCTTGCGGACGGCGCCGGCCGTCTTCGAGTTCATCACGAAGGTCGCATTGGCGCGGTAGTCGGCCGCCAGCGAATAGACCAGGGTCACGATGCAGTCGATCGGGTTGGTCGAGGCGAAGTCGGATGCGGCCCCGGTCGGGATGTAGCCCAGGCTGCCCCAGGTCCACGAGGCGTTGGCGACCTTGGTCGGCAGCAGGATGCCCTTCGGCTGGTCAACGCCCGTGCCGTTGATGAAGGCCGACGCCTCGGCGCGGATGAAGCGGGTCGCGATCTTCTGGCTCAGCCAGCCTTCCACATCGAAGGCCGCGTCATCCAGCAGGCGCTGACTGGCCTTGGGCATCGCCGACAGTTCGTTCAGCTTGATCGAGATGCGGTTGATGTTCGGCGTGGCGGATTCCGTGACCGCCGCAGCTTCCGTCTGCCAGCCCGAGCCCACATCGCTGTTGTCAACGATCACGTCATAGGACGAGGCGTCGATCTGCACCACATTGGCGATCGACCGCAGCGAGGTGGTCGAGGACAGCATCGACTGGATGGTATCGGACATCTGCGGGCTGATCAGATAGCCGCCATCCGCGTTGACCGCCGTGGACATGGCCTTGCCTTCCAGGTTCAGCCCGCGCAGGCCGGCATCGTCGCCCGTCCGCAGATAGGCGGCCATCGCTTTCCTGTGCGGCAGGTCCAGGTCCGCCGCGGCGGAAAGCGCGGGGCGGGCATAAGTCGAAGTCTTGCGGTCCAGCATGGTCAGTCGCTCTTCCTGTTGTTGCAGCGATTTCTTCACCTCGGCCTGAAAGCCGCAGAAGTCGTTCAAGAATCCGGCCAAGGCGGATTTCACTTCCGCACCCGGATTCGGGCCGTCGAGAGGCAAGCCGCCCTCGGCCCGAGCTTTCGTCTCGGTCATCGTCATCATCCTCAGGTTGGTCGTGAAAGGTCCCGCGCCCTAGCGCCGGCCCATCTTCTCGCGGGCCGCGTTCAGCAGCGCCGCCACTTCGGCCCAGTCGTCGCCCAGGGCCGTGTCCGCCTTGGCCGCCACCCGTGCCTCGGGAAGCATGGGGAAGGTCACAAGCGACACTTCCCACAGCTCCAGCTCGGACAAGAGGCGCTGCCCCTTGCCGTCGCGTTCCGCCTTCACCGTGCGGTAGCCGATCGACAGCCCGTCGATCGCCCCCGCCTCCAGCAGGGCCACCGCCTCGCGGCCCCTGGCCACGTCGGGCAGCAGCCGCCCCTTGACCCACAGGCCCTTCTGGTCCTCGCGCACCTCGTCCCAGATGCCGATCGGCTGGGACGGGTCATGCTGCCACAGCATCTTGACCCGGCGGCCAGTCTTGGCCAGGGCCTTCAGGCTCTCTGCATAGGCACCTGGCAGGACCACGTCGCCGCCCTGGTCCCGCCGGTGAAACAGGCTGGCATAGCCCTCGATCACCCGCCCCTCCGTCACCGTGAAGCCGACCCCGGCCTCCGGCTCGGCCGCCTGGAACTTGCGTTCCGGCGCGCCCCACATCTGCAAGTCCATGTTCACCTCGCTTGATCCCGTCATCTGACGATCACCGCCATCAGCGCCTCTGCCCCCCTGGCCAGCAGAAAGGCCGCCATGCCATAGACGCCCAGCCAGATCCGCTTCTCCAGGCGGTCCAGCGCCAGCTCGATCTGGTTCAGCCGGAACTCCAGCGCCGCCCAACGTTCTTCGGCCACGCGCTCGTTCGCCTCGATCCGGGCATGGGCCGCATCGAAGCCGTCGTAGAGGAAGCGCGAGCCACCACCGCCGGGATCACCCCCGGGCCGCCGCGCGCTCATTCCTGTTCCATCAGCCGGGGCAGACCCAGGATCGCCCGCTTTTCCGCCGCCGACAGGAAATCGGCCGCACCCACCCTCGCCCATTGCTGGTCCCGCTCTGCCGCCAGCGCCGGGATCTGGTCCAGATCCGGCCGCAGCTCCACCTCCTCGCCCGAGAAGGTGGACAGCCAGGCCGACAGGCTCGCCGTCACCTTGGCCACCAGCGGCAGCACCGTCAGCCGATAGAAGGCGCGGTTCGCCTCCTGGTAATTGGCATAGGTCGCATCGCCCGGAATGCCCATCAGCATCGGCGGCACGCCGAAGGCGATGGCGATCTCGCGTGCGGCCGCCTCCTTGGTCTTCTGGAACTCCATGTCGCTGGGGCTGAAGCCCATCGGCTTCCAGTCGAGCCCGCCTTCCAGCAGCATCGGCCGGCCCGCGTTCCGCGCACCCTGGTGGTGCATCTCCATTTCAGAGATCAGGCGTTCATACTGGTCGTTTGTCAGCTGCGCCGACCCGTCCGATCCCTTGTACACGATGGCGCCCGAAGGCCGGGCGGCATTGTCCAGCAGCGCCTTCGACCAGGCGCTGGCGCTGCCATGCACATCGATCGCCACCGCCGCCGCCTGCAGGGGCGACAGGCCGTAATGGTCATCCTGCGGGTTGAAGCTCTTGATATGGCAGATCGGCGAGT